AAACAGTTGAGGTTCTCCGTTATCGACTACCACGGTAATTCTGTTGTACATGGCTTACCTCTCCCGAGTGTTGTATTGGTTTACGAGAACGCGACTGTTCCTGTAAATGTTACCGAGCAGGTGGCGATACCGTCAGCTGCTAGCGTCATCTCTGCCGATTCGATTGACATACCGTTACCGGCCCAATGACCAGCAGCGCTACGCACGTCGACGGCTACTGTCGTGGCTCCAGCAATAGCGACCTGGAGCGCGTCATATAGCCCCGAGTTTTCGTCATACAGGAACTCGAGCGAGATAGTGCTATTTAAATCTGTCTGGTCGAACGCGACACTAGATAGCGTCTTTGTGCGAACAATAGTGGGCGTGGTGGTGACTGTCCCCGCGGTTACTTGATCCTCATAACCTATAGAGGCAATATCTACGGTAAATGCTGCACCTGCAACGGATACTGCTGGCATGGCTAACTCTCCTTCATTTGGATTGAGACATCTATTTCGGTTGTTATTACTGTGCCCTGCGCCCCAATGTCGTTTAGTTGTGGGGCGTTTACTGCCGTCACAAGGAACTCGGTAGGGATTAGGCCTAGCACTGTGTCTACTGCGTTTTCTGTGTCCAAAGTCTCGGCGGCGTTTTGCCGTTTTTTAATGACGATTAAGATACGCCACCGAGCTTCATAGTTCAGGTTAGATCCGATCCGCCCTGGTACTAGCCAGGGAGAGTCGGGTACGACCACGATAGCGGGAGGGGTAGGGATATTCGGTACCGTGTCGTATACCCGATAGCCGCTGGAAGTGAACGCGGTTATGAGTAGTTCCCTAGCCTCCGTACTGAGTGCAGTCACCCGACCATACCCCCGACTTTCAAGTATGGGCCTAGTAATGCCATTACTCGGCGGGTTATCCATACCGACATACGAGGGCCGGGAGTGAAGTCGATTGCTACGGCTTCGCCACCTGCCGCTGTACGTGCCTGAAAGATTTCACTACCTACCGATAGTGCAGCTTCTTTGCACAATGGCGGCTCGGCTGTGATTGCGGCTGTGGTGATTAGGTAACCGATCAAGTCGGAAGCAGCTTCGGCTACTTGATCCAATACCGGCTCAATATCTCCGTCATATTCGATCTGTAGAGCGTCCGCTAATTCCTGGCCTGTTAGTAGTGCCATGACTTGACCGGTTACCTATCTAGTAGTGGGTTGGTTTAGTTTTCTGCGAGACGGACAACACCGGCTGGTAAGTAAACCGCTGTGGCTCCGTAGCCGTAGATCGCAACGTCCCGACCGAGTTTGGACACGTTTTCGGCTGTTGCCAGACGTGGCCCGTCTTCGACCCAGCGTGCAGCTTCACCGTTCAGCACGATTGCGTGACGGTCTGCGTCTGTGTCGAGCCACTTGGCTCGCACGACTCGTAGGCCGGACACGTTGACGTCTAGCGTGCTTGCGGTTGCAACACCGGACACGTTTTGAACACTGTAGGGGGCTGGGAAGAATGTCGTAAAGCTACCGATTTTGCTAAACAGTGCGGTAGATACGAGTACGACCGTGGCGGGTGCCCCTGTAGCATCTTCTACTTCCATAGAAGCTGTGAATACTGCTTCCCGGAAGGCTGTGCCGGTAGTGTCTGCGGACAGGTCGTACAGGTTTGTATTGTTTGATCCTGTCCAAAGATCGTTAGTGAACTTACGATCGGTAACGGTTGAGTATGAAGCTGCCATGATCCGATTGTGGGCGTCAAGGTAGGACGGGCTTGAGCGCTGGAGAAGTTGGTAGCTAATGTCCGACCCGGCTGCGTAGGTGGCTAGTGTTGCGTCACCCTTTTCAAGGTTAATCTCTACGGAGTTTACTTCGCCCTTTTCTGAGGCTTGGGCTTCCACGATCGCGGTCAAGTCACCATCAAAGTAAGGCCAGTTGATTTCCATACCGAAGGTTCCGGCTGATTCTGGGCCACCTACTGAAGTAATCGCGGGACGGCCAAGATCAATGATTCCCTTAACCTGTAGAAGCCAGATTGGGGGCATTACTCCAGGGTTATTTGCCGTGGTCTGGTCTGCAAGTGCTCGGGTGTCTACTTCACCGGCTAGGACGGCCTTTGAGTATTCACCGAATGATCGGTACGCGGCTAGCGGGTGTACTGGTTCGGTAACGAATGCTTTTGCTTCGATTTCTTTTACGGTTTCGCGTAGTTGTGCGACCGCTTCGCGTGCTTCCTGATCTACCGAGACTGTGGCCTCGGTGTCCATGGTCTCGGACATATTTGGTTCTCCTTCTTCTTCTCGAATACTGCTTACTCCAGCTGTTGGATAAGCAGGGTAGGGGGTTAGGGATACTTCTAGCAGGTTTGCGGCTGTGTGAGTTATTACGTCTCGGGCTTTGCTCATAGCTGAGCGTGCGCTAATAAATCCGACCGATAGGCCTTTAATCGAGTCGGTTCGAGCTAGTACGGCGGCGTCCCGGCCTTGCGCTGTGTTGACTATATCAAAGTCAATATATAGGCCGTCTTCGCGTGATTCCGCTCCCGTGATTCGGCCTATGGGTTCGCCGTGACGGTATGCTAGGGGTTTTCCGATTACGTCTTGTACGTTAAATGCTCCGGGGGCGAATGATTCCCGGACTCCGCCTATTTGGGTTTCGGTTCCGTAGGGTACTGCCATGCCGTGGCCGGTGCCTACGATATCGCCGTTAGTTGAGTCCTCTCGGATCTCGAATAACACGGTGGACTCTGTGTGTATATTTTTCATCTCATTTGCTCCAATAGTAGGGAGTTGACTCCGAGGCCGGGTAAGTCAAGTATTTGACGGGCTTCGTCTGCCGTAATTAAATCGAGTGGGCGTAGTTTCGCTACAAGTTCGGCTAGTTCGGCAGGGTTGCCTCGTAAGAAGGAAGTAGTATCGAACTTTATTTCGTGGCCTCTTGGGGTTATATCTCCCATAGATAGCCGCTGCTCTATTAGTGACATAACGGGCCGTAGGGCTGTGTCGAGTAGGTTCCGATATAGGTCTACTCGGTTAGCGTAGGTAAGACTCGATCCGGGTACACCCGCTCCACACCACACCGGGTCGAGGTTTGCCAGGCGTGCGATCGCCAGGGCGGCCGCCGATTTGCCTTCTACGAGTTGGACATCACGGGCACTAAATCCCATTGTTTGGGCTTCGATTGAATTGTTAAGGTAAGCGGTCGATCTGTTTGTCCTGGCTTCTTCCCAAGCTTCTAGGAGTGCGTCTACCTGTTCGGCGGGTAAGTCGGCTCCAGTATTTTTTAGAGCTACGGTAGGGATCGGGCTTTCCGAATACATGAGGGTCGCGGCTTCGAGGCTTGCCGCTGTGCTTATTGCCGTGGCCCCGTTGCGTAGCCAACCGCCGTTGCCGTCACCATAAAACTTGATTACGTCACGGGTCGGGACTCGTTGTGCCAGGTAATAGAACGGGTCGCTAGGTGCGTAGGCGTTAGGGTCTACTCCCGAGTTTGCGGGTGATTCGTCTAGGACATCTTCTACCCTCATTATTTGCACACTTGACGGGTAGCCGTCCCAAGTGCGATCGGTTACTAGCCAATAGGCCCGGTCATACATCAAAAGATCGGCTACTAGGCGATCAATAACGGCTGAGTATGGCAACACCGAGCAAGGGCACGTGAGGAACTGCCTAGGCTCGATCGGGGTTCCGTAAATGTATTCCCTTAACGAAAACGCGCTAATAGTGTGGCTATATGTTTTTAGGGCTTTAACGAATGCTGGGACTTGCATAGCGCTATTCCTAGTGCTACTAAATTGTAGTTTATTGTTTAGTAGGGCTAGCAGGTTTGCGCCGCTTTCCCTCACGTGCGCGACCGGGTCGGCTACCATAGCGCCAGACTGGAAGGGTTCAGCGATAGCACGTTGGTCGCGCACGAGGGACAACGCTCGGGAGAGCACCATAGACGGATAGTATCCCACTATCACACTTGCACCTAATTCTAAAGTATTTGCATGCTTTAAGCGTGTCGGCGTTTTCGTGTGTAGATCATTGCCACGGGGGCGGGTGCTTTCGTTGCCTGGGCTACTGCGAACATGAGGGCCCTCGCTGCGTAAATTCCTTTAACTCCCATTGGAGCGGTCATTACCCAGCCGCCTTGCCGCTTTGAGATTTGCGTATTACTAAAGTGTTCCCTAAGTATTTGGCTACCGTCATGGCGGAACTTGTGCCGTTTAATAATGTCCTGGAGTATTTGGGTAGCGGTTACGGCTTCCCGCTGTCCTACTAGGCCGTCTATCCGTTGCTTCATACGGTCGGCATAGCCGGGGGTCACCTGTACATAGATCGCCGGGTGGGCTTTACGGATCTCCGCTATTTTCTCGTCTACTTCTTTAATCGTCCGGTGGGTAGTTGCCCGGCACACTACTAGTCCGTCCTCGGTTTCTGCCGCGATCGCTACGGCGTGACCCATACCGTCAAAATCAGACTCTACGGCTATTGACCATACGGCAGACTCTGGAAGTTTCAAGTCCAGGTCGAGGGTTGCCACCCAATCGGAGTCTTTTAGCCAATGATCCGATTTGTATACCCATTGATTTAAGTATTCTCTACGCCAGGCGCTTTCCTCGATTGCTGTCCATTGCTGCCGAAGAAAGGCTTCCCGCTTAAGTGTCCATTCGGGAGATCCCCAGCGCCATGTCTCCACTAGGTCGGGGTCGGCTTCCCCTGGGGCGCTCCACTCCAATAGCAAAATCGATCCGGGATCGTCAGACTCCAACCTATCGAGAGCTCTTTGCCGGTAGGCTTGCATTAGATCCGAAGTAGAGTCCCCAGCTGTAGACACTAGCCATAGTTGAGGGTTATTACGTTCCGCCATAGTCGGGGCTAGGGCGTCATCTACTACCTCGCGCTTAACTTTCCAAGCTTCATCTACGAACACCATAGAACAGGAATACCCGACACCTGCCGAGTCGTTAGCCGCATGAATAAGCCAACGATCACCACTAGGTAACTCGATTCCTGCTTTCTCGTTACCCCACTTGACTGCCGATTTCCCGTACTTGTCTTGTGCCCATAGTCCAGCCGGTCGCAATACTTCCATAGCCGTAGACCGCCGGTTAGCCACGTGGAGAATAGTTTGGGGTTCCCCGAACAATTCCGGCCTATGCATGCGCCACAAGCACACGGCCCTTGATAGCCATGACTTTCCGCTCTGTCTCCCTACCGTGATAATGACTGTAGACCATACGAGCTGCTTATCTTGGTCATACTCAAGCGCCCGATCTAGCGCGTACCGTTGCCAGCCACGTAACTCCATGCCATAAACCTTGCTAAGCCACTCCGCGGCGTTCTCTCCCCAGGACCCCAGCACCACGCTAGGCGGCCTAGTTTCCAATCTGGGCATAACCCACCCGTCTAGGTGCGTTCTAGGCTCTATCTGGCTAAAATTGGCGATTCCTGCCCCCTTGGGGGGAAAGAGAGG